TCCCAAGACGATTCCGCCAACGGCGACCTGAAGCCGAAGTACCAGGCTGACTACTCCACCGTCGCCGGCATCGTCTACACCCAGATGGCGGTCGGCACCGTGCGTCTCCAGGACCTGGCCATGGAGCATGAATACCAGGTCAGCCGCCAGGGTCACCTCTTTGTGGCCAAGTACGCGGTCGGCAGCGACGTGCTGCGTTCCGACGTGGCCGTGGAGCTGGTCACCGCCTAATCCCACTGACGGGATATTCTCACTAGGGGAGCCTCAAGTTTCTTGGGGTTCCCCTTTTTTTATACTGAGGATCAAATGCCAGCAGACACACAGACCCCTACAACGGAGCTGGAAGCCGTCAACGAGATGTTGGCGACCATCGGGGAAGCTCCGATTAATACGCTGGATGTCTCGGGCCTGGCGGACGCTAACATCGCTCGGAATAAACTGCATAAGGTCTCTCGGGAAATCCAGAACCAGTCGTGGTGGTTCAACTATGAAGAAGAATGGACCCTGACGCCGAACAGCGACTCCGAGCTTATCGCGCCGTCCAACACCCTCCAGCTCTATCCCCGCCAAGCGACCGACGTGGAGCCCATCCTGCGAGGCCAGAAGGTCTATGACCGGGCAAACCACACCTACAAGTTTAACGATTCGCTGGACTTCGACATTGTGGTCTTCCTTCCCTTCGACGAACTCCCCGAGGCGGCCCGTCACCTGGTCACGGTCATGGCTGCCCGGTCGTTCCAGACTCAGATGATCGGCTCGGACACGCTGTTCCAATTCAGTCAGATCGAAGAGCAAGAGGCATGGCGGACGTTGCTAGATCAAGACGCCGAGTACAGCGACTACAACGCCTTGCGGGGTAATCCGTACATGCAACGAATGACCGACCGAGGGCAAGACCCGAATTGGCTCTAATCAAGGGTGAAATCCCCGCGCTCTACAGCGGCGTGTCGCAGCAGCCGGCAGCAGAACGGAACCCCTCCCAGCTGTCGGAGCAAGAAAACGCCCTGGCCACGATTCCCAGCGGCCTCCAGAAGCGGCCACCGAGCGAGCATGTGGCGCGTGTCTTCTCCGGTCAGGTGAATGAATCCTATATTCATACCTACGCCCGAGACGAGACAGAAAAATACGCCATCATGGTCTTCGACGGTGATCTTCGGGTATTCGACCTGAAGGACGGCTCTGAGCGGCTGGTGGGCTTCCCTGGCGGGAGGGACTATCTGAACGCTCAGAGCCCACAGCAGGATTTCGTGGCCGTCTCTGTGGCCGACACGACATTCATCGTGAATCGGTCAGTAACGCCGGCGATGGAGTCAACCGGGGCTTCCGGCGTCTATAAAGGAGCGAAGCAGACCTTCGAGGACCTTCCAGACGACCCTAATAATGATGATGTGTGGGAGATCGGCGGGGACCGGTTCCAGAACTTCACCAGCTATTATGTGAAGCGGACTGGTGGCGTGTGGGTAGAATGGTGTAAGCCCGGCTTACAGACTACCATTGACCCAACAACAATGCCTCATCGCTTGATCCGTAACGCAGACGGCAGCTTTACATTCGAGCAAATCCAATGGGGCCAACGGCTGGTAGGCGACATAGACCTCCATGCCCTACCCTCTTTCATCGGCAAGTCGATCCGCGATGTTTTCGTATGGCAGAACCGGCTCGGCTTTATCGCTGACCAGAATGTCGTCCTTAGCGGGACGGGCGATTTTTACAATTTCTTCCGCACCACGCTGACAGACCTGGTAGCCACAGATCGTATCGACGTTGCCGTCAGCACGAACCGGGTCAACATCCTGGACCATGCGGTTCCGTTTAATCAATCCACCCTTCTCTTCTCGGGCCAAGCCCAATTCAGCCTGAACGCCCGAGAGACCGTCTCCCCTACGTCCATTTCCGTAGACCCCATGACGACCTATGAATGCAGCCCGGAGGTGAAGCCCGTCCAGGCGGGACCTAATGCCTTCTTTGTGACGCCCTCCGGGAACCATTCAGCCGTCCGGGAGTATTATGTAAACCAGCAGACGGTCACCAACCAAGCCAACAATGTAACGGCTCACGTCCCTCGATACATTCCGAAAAACATCTTCCAGATGGCGGCCAGCACGAACTTCGATATGTTGGTGCTACTCTCCAGTGATACCCCCAACATCTTGTATGTCTACAAGTATTACTGGCAGGGAGAGCAACTGAAGCAGCAATGCTGGTCCAAGTGGTCCTTCGACAGTGCGGCTTCAATCCAGGCCGTGGACATCTTGCGTAACTATGTCTACCTCCTGATTCAGTACCCGGATGGCCTCTATCTGGAGACGGTGAACATTGAGTCCGGCGTTGTGGCCCCTGGAGTGGACTTCCAGGTCTTTCTGGACCGGCGCACGGCAGTCACTGGGTCCTACAGCAGCACGAACGACGAGACCTCCTTTGCCTTGCCTTATGAAGTCCCGGTGGACGACGACACCTTGCGTATCGTCTTGGGGGGAGATTTCTCGGATGGACCGGGCCGGCTTTTGGCTCCAGAAGACTATAGCCGTCCCGACGTATGGACCGTCGCTGTGCCGGGGGACTGGACCGCCGGGGAGAGTTTCGTCGGCAAGCAGTTCGCCGCCCGAGGCCAGCTGAGTCCGATTTACGCTCGGGACAATAACGGGTCCCTACTGGTTGGCCGGCTCCAGGTTCGTACCTTGATCCTGTACTTCTACCTGACGTCTTATTTCAAGTTCCGGGTTCATCCCCAAGGACGGACCATCTCCGAGTCCTCGGTCATTCCCAGCCGACTCTCTGATTTCGATGCACGGACCATCGGTTCCGATCAGCTGAAGGTCAGCCGACCTTCTTTGGAGACCGGCCAAGTCCGTCTCCCCGTGTTCAGCCGAGGCGATACGGTCGAAATCGAACTGATTAACGATTCCCACCTGGCCAGCCACTTCCTGTCGGCGGAATGGGAAGGCTATTACACAGCTCGAATGAAGGTGTAACCCATGGAACCCCAAGTCAACTACCCCAGCGCCGGCACCAATGTGGCGACCGGCGATCAAGGTTCGGCCAGCTTGGCAGGACCTGAGGCAATGGCCTATCTCCAAGTCGGTTCGACGTTGTTGAATACCTGGTCCCAGGCCCAGGCGGCCCAGGACCAGTTCGATGCGATCCAGAAGGCCCTGGAAAGCCAGAAAGAGCAAATGTACGACCGGGCTTCGGTCAAGGTAGGCGAACGGGCGGCAAAGGCCCGCGAAGAGCAAGCTCAGATTACCAACCTCCAGGCCATGGCCAACATTGGCGGCACGACCGCCCAAGAACAACTACAAGAGTCCCAGATCGCCTCAGATCGAGCGACCAACAGCATCAATCGGAACCTGGACCTGTCGCTTCAGCGAGCCCGAGAGTCGGCGGCGTCCAACATGGCTGGCGTCCAGTCGCCTAACTATGGCGCTGCTGCATTGAAGATCGGCGGGACTTACATGAAATACCGCGAACAAACCGATTAACCCGAGGGTAATATGGCGCGTACCCAGCAGTCCCGGAAGACCGGAATCAACCTCCAGGACCCTCGTCCTGGCATCGAGACACCAAAAGTCAATCCCCAACAGCCTGTGCCTTCCGGGCGCAGCCGGGTAGAGTCGCTGTCCCAGGCCCTGGACGCCTTTGCTCCCGCAGCGAAGGCGACCGCTCAGATGGAAGCCGAGGAACAGCAACAAGAAGGCGTTTGGCAGGCTCTGACCAAGGACGCCGGTCTGGACACGGAAACCAAGGACGCCGTGGCCTCCGAGATGCCCTTCCACAAGCGGAAGGCATACATGCAAGCCCACTACGAGGCCCAGGGAGCGGAGTTCAAGTTCCAGGCTCGCAAGGAGTGGGAACAGCTGGACGAGGAAACCAAAGCCGGCCTCGACGTCGATCAGTGGCTGTCCGAGCGGATGCAGCAAGAGTTTGGTGGACTGGAGCAAGACCAGGAAGCGATGCAGGTCCTGACTCCGCAGTTAAAGGATACTGCCCGTCAGCTCAAATCCGAGAAGGCTCGGTTCCAGCTCGACCGGTCCCAGCGCGAGATGGGGGCCAACGCCGTGAAGACCCTGAGCGGGTCTCTGGTCGGCGGCGAGAACGAGGACTGGGACTTCCTTCGGCAGCGGTTCAAACAGACCGCCGACCGGCTCAAAAAGGCCGGCTACGATGGCTCCATGTTGAACGAGGCCAAATACCAGGCCGTTAAGACTTACGTCGGAGAGACCGGCAACTTTAACGCCATTGAGCTGCTTAAGGAGGCCAATCAGGACGGCTCCCCGGCGATGTATAATATCCCTCAATGGCGGTCAAAGATCGACGCGTTGGAGGCCGACGCCCATCGGGCCAAGGTCCAAGAACAAGAAGAGCTGACCGCCGAGCAAATCCAGGCAAAAGCCGACCTCCGCAGCCGTGCTTCGGATGGCGACCTCTCCACCATCCCGGAGATCAAAGAGAAATACCAAGACGGGCTTTTGACAGACCAGGAGGCCGAGTCCTGGATTTACCAGGCCCAGACCTCCGGTGCGGCTAATCAAAAGGAGCTGGACCACTGGCACCGGCTGAACAACAACCCCGACGTTCTTTCTGAGCTGTCCAACAAGGACACCAAGAATTTCATGGACCGGGCGGACGAGTATCAGCAGAAAATGGTGTCGGAAGGCCGCTGGTCCGAGGACCGGGGCCTGGACTATCTAGTGGAACGGTCCCGCCAGGCCAACATGCTGCCTACTCGGATCGAACATACGCTGGACCGGGCCACTCCTACCAGCAGCGAGGACTTCAAATCGAAGTTCCAGCTCTACGACAAGCTCCGTACCGAGTCCCCCCAGCTAGTAGACAACGAGCTGGACGGAAATACGGTGGCGAAGTTTGAACGCTACCGTCGGGCCGATCAGATGGGTCTACCCGACGAGGCCGAGGTACGCCAGAGCGGGA